GTATCTATTAGTGCGAGGCATCTAATTATACATTACTAAAAGAAATAAAATCTCCTAAATAATTATAGATGGAACGAAGCGCCTCTAATAATGATTTAGTCAACTTGGAGATTTTGGAGATTTCAAAAGAAGGGGAAGGGGGTAATACTGAAACCCCTTCCCCCAAACGTGCTATCCAGCACTTACATCATTTTTTTACTTGGAATAACTATCCAACCAATGCCGTGGAGATATTAACATCATACTTTCAAATGATAGCCTATGATTATGTCTTTCAGGAAGAGTGTGGTGAAAGTGGAACAAAACACTTACAAGGTGTAATTTCTCTTAAAAATCGTAAACGATGGACAGAGTTTGAACTACCTAAACAGATACATTGGGAAAAGGTTAAAAGTGTTCCAGAGGCTTACGAATATTGCAGTCGTCCACAGAAACGAACTGGTAATTGTTGGTCATTGAAGTATCCTATCCCGCAAAAACTTAAAATTTTACAAATGGAAAAATTTAAACCTTGGATGAAATCCGTTGTGGACGAAATCACAACAGAAGCGGATGATAGAACGATACTATGGCTTTGGAGTGAACACGGTGGAACTGGAAAATCAACTTTTGCAAAATATCTAGCATACCATCATCAGGCTATTCTCTGTGGAAAGGGTAATTACAGCGACATTATGAATATTATGTTTAAAGCAGATATGACAAGAAGTAATCTAGTAGTCTTTGACCTACCTAGAAACTCCGGAAATAAAATTTCTTACTCCGCATTGGAGAGTATTAAAAACGGATTAATAGTTAACACAAAGTATGAAACAGGTAGTAAACTTTTCAATAGTCCTCACATTATTGTCTTCGCCAATAAAGAACCAGAGGAAGGCGCACTATCAGCCGATCGCCTAAAAGTTATAAATGTGGACGAAACCATATTGTGCAGTAGTCCACAAACTTAATCTTAATCAAAGAAAAAATCTTTAATTAAGATTAAATACAAATATTTTTCGTGAGTGGTGGAGACCCACAAGGGGTCTAAAACTCAAAAATTTGGATTTAATGTTAATCTAAAATTAAACGTCAAAGTCAAAGTTCATTTAATTGCCCCCGATGCTAGCCCCCGAGGGGGCGTCGCTTTTTAACGCCTTCGGCGTTTGTGGACGACTGCATAAAATGCAGCCGTCCACACTTTCTTTTTAAGCATCATAGTAATACCATTTTACGACCATATCTACATATACGTATTCCGCTTGCGTATAATCGTATGAATTTTGAGCGACCATCGCCATAAAATAGGGAAAATTGGATGAAATTCCAGTTCCACTCGTTCTGTAATCAATAGATTTACCATTCTTACCGAAACGAATTGTATGTTTGAGACGTTTAAATTGCCCTGCGGCTCCTGCTGCTACTTGCTCAACAGTGCCGCCAGAAGTCGTCAGTCTTTGCGCATCAGTTGAAAATTGTAAACGCTTATCTTTACGAACTGTAAATGCATCACGATTTACATCTTGTAAATAACCGTAAATACTTGAACCGTAGGAAGTGCTACTTTCCATCAAATTGTTGAATTCAAATATACCAGTAGGACTGTTCAGTGGAATGGCGGTTCCGCTACCACTTGAACGTTGACGTAATACCATTGAACGAACCAATGCATTTTGTGAATAGGTTGCTAGCCGGTCTAAATATTCCGGCTGCTGAACATCAGGCTTAAAATTAAGAATGAGGTTCACAACACACTTCATTAAACGAATTGAGTTGCCTATACGTTGACTAGTGTCAATACCCTGTGAAATGGTTGGTTCTATATTATAAACTCCATTAGTCGCATTGATAATGGAGTTAAGGGTATAACTGCTTGTAGAAGTTGCGAATTTGAGTTCTTGCTGTCCTTTTACTATGGACAAAACACGTTTTGCGAATGTTGCTTTTCGTGTTCTACTATTAAGAGAACGACGAGAGCGCTTGTATCTATTAGTGCGAGGCATCTAATTATACATTACTAAAAGAAATAAAATCTCC